GCTCTCAACGCGCGACATTGCAGCGCACGACCATCGCTTGGATAACCGCTTCGCGATCCCGGTGAATGCGCCGCTGGTGATGCCGGATGCGCTGCTGCCGATCCCGCCTTATACGTTGGGCGCCTGGTTGGGGGATGGCCACTCCCGGGCGCCACGCCTGACCTGCGCCTACGACGACCACCAGATCGTGCAGGAGATCCGAGGCGAAGGTATCCGAGCCGCGGAGACCGCTTCTCCCAATGAGAACACAGGCCTTTACCACCTCGGGGATGGGGTGCGGGGGCAGAAAGGCACCGGCCTGGCTCCTCTGCTACGCGCCCTGGGCGTTTTGAACAACAAGCACATCCCGATCTGCTACCAGCGCGCCAGCGCGGCGCAACGCCTCGCACTGCTGCAGGGGCTGATGGACACGGACGGCCACTGCAACACGCGGGGCACGGCGACCTTCACGAACCAGACGGAGGCGCTTGTCGACGGCGTCTATGAGCTGGCCGCCGGCCTGGGCCTGAAGCCGACCAAGCGGGCCTACGACCCACCGACAGGGCGCTATTGGCAGGTCTCGTTCCAGGCCTACCAAGCGATGAACCCGTTCCGCCTCGAGCGCAAAGCCGCCCGGGCGAAGGCCGGTGCGCGCCCACACCCGCGCCGCTTCGTTGTGGCTTGCCGGCCAATCCCACCCGAACCGATGAGCTGCATCCAGGTGGCGCGCGAGGACGGGCTGTACCTCGCTGGCAGGCAGATGGTGACGACGCACAACAGCACGATCATCACATATGCGGGCATCATTCAAGAGATCATCCGCGATCCCGAGATCACGATCGGGATTTTCAGCCACACCAAGCCGACCGCGCGCAAGTTCCTGCTGCAGATCAAGCAGGAGTTCGAGAGCAACGAGGAGCTGATCCAGCTCTACCCCGACGTGTTCTTCGAGATCCCCGAGCGGCAGAGCTCGAAGTGGTCCGAGGAGAAGGGCCTCGTGGTGCGTCGGCGCAGCAACCCCAAGGAAGCGACGATCGAGGCGCACGGTCTCGTGGATGGCCAGCCGACCGGCTCGCACTTCCAGCTCCTCGTGTACGACGACGTGGTGACGCTCGACTCGGTGGGCACGCCGGAGCAGGTCGCCAAGACCACCGCGGCCTGGTCGCTGTCGGACAACCTGGGCGCCCGAGGCAAGGATGGCAAGATTCGCAAGTGGCACATCGGCACGCGCTACAGCTACGCCGACAGCTACCACACGATGATGGAGATGGGTGCCGTCAAGCCGCGGATCTATGCCGCAACGGACAACGGGCTGCCTGAAGGCAAGCCAGTGTTCCTGTCACCCGACGCGTGGGCAGAGAAGAAGCGCAACCAAATAGCCAGCGTGCTGGCCGCCCAGATGCTCCAGAACCCGGCCGCCGGCGCGCAGGCGATGTTCCAAAAGGACTGGCTACGCTTCGCCGAGGTGCGACCCGCCACACTCAACGTCTATCTGATGTGCGACCCGGCCGGCTCGAAGAAGAAGACCAGCGACTACACGGCGATGGCGGTGATCGGCATCGACGCCGCGGGCAACAAGTGGTTGTTGGATGGCCGGCGCCAAAAGATGAGCCTGGCCGAGCGCTGGGACAACCTAAAGGCGCTGCGCCGCAAGTGGCGCCGCATGCCCGGCGTGCAGCGCGTCGAGGTCGGTTACGAGCGCTACGGCATGCAGTCGGACATCGAGCACTTCGAGTCTGAGATGAAGCGCGAGTGCGACGTCTGGGAGATCAAGGAGCTCGCCTGGCCACGAGAGGGTGGCGGCTCGAAGTTCGATCGCATCCAGCGCCTGGAGCCGGACTTCAAGAACGGCCGGTTCATGCTCCCGGCGGTGGTCTCGAGCGAGACGGCCGCTCAGGCGCGCGTGCGGGAAGCCGGGCAGGCGTTCCGGATCTTCACCCCTACGAAGGCGCGCGACCACAAGGGCGACCTGTACTCGCTGAACAAGGAGTTCCTGACGGAGTACCTCGTCTATCCGTACGCTGTGCACGACGACGTCCTCGACGTGATGAGTCGGATCTACGACATGGACCCGCAGCCGCCGGTGATCGTCGATGAGCGGGCGCTGGAGCCCGAGATCTACGCGGACGGGCTGTGACATGGAAGATGCAATCGAGTGGCATGTTGTCCCACGCGGTGACGTCCGCGAGCACGAGACCGCGCCGAGCTGCTGGTGCGACCCTGTTGAGGACGAAGAGGAGCCCGGCCTGTGGCTGCACAACAGCGCCGACGACCGTGAAGCCTTCGAGCAAGGCATGAGGAAACCATCATGAGCTTTGACCCGAACACGCCGCTGCCGGCCGACCGCAAGGTCCGCACCTCGAAGCGGCTGTGGTCCGACGTGGTGGGGGAAGCCGAAGCCGAGGCCGGCATCACTGCGCCGAAGAGCCAAGAGCCCGGCTACCGCTGGTCGAACGGGCGCACGCACCGCAGCGGCAAGGGGGCGGCCGATGGCAGCCACGGCTGAAGCCCGGTACGCGGCACTACCCGCATCGATCCGGGCGATCTACAGCTACGACGAGTGGGTCTGGCTGACCGACCAACAGAAAGACCGCCTCGAGCTGGCGGAAACCGAACCGGAGTGGGACCAATGACCGAGACCCTGTTGCCGCATCAGCAGCGCGTGGTGGATGAAAAGGCCGAGCTTGACCAGAAGTTCGACGCCTTGCGCGCGTTTCAGGACGGGCCGCTGTTTCCGCGCCTGGCTGGCGCCGAGCAGGCGCGCATGAATCTGCAGGCGCACTACATGGCGCGCTACTCCGAGATCCTGGGCGAGCGCATCGCAGCGTTCCAGCGTGACGTCGAGACGGCGGCAAGGAGTGTGGTGTGAGCGACGTCATCATGACCGACCAGCCGCAAGTCGCAGCGAGCGACATGTTGCTGGCCAAGAACATGGCCGAGCTGCTGCACAAGCACTACCCCGGACACTTGTGGGCGGTGACGTGCGAGAACGGGCTGGCCACGGTGCGCAACATGTACCTGTCAGGCCAGTGGGGCTTCGTGTTGAAGATCGGTGACCAATACTCGATCAGCGCCTTCGACAAGGCGATCGTGCGCGCCGGCGGTGAGCTCCTCGAGCGCTACCGCTTGAGCCGCGGCGCCTTCAACGATGCGCAGTATCACGACATCAAGACCGACATCGCCGGCAACTTGCTGGCCGACAAGAGCTGACCATGCAAGACACCGAAGAGCTGCAGAGCGAGGACACCCTCGCCTCGATCAACGAGCCGATGCTGGCCGCCGAGGACGACGCCGACCCGGTGCCGGACATCGACTGGCTGGGCCGGGCGGACGCGGCCTATTCCGCATCGACCGACTACTTCGACGCCAACGTGCGCGCCGAGCTCGAGGCGGCGCTGCGTCAGTTCAACAGCGAGCACCCGGTGGGTTCGAAGTACCTGTCCGACGCGTACCGGGGCCGCGCCCGGGGCTTCCGGCCGAAGACCCGGTCCGCCGTGACGAAGTACGAGGCCACTGCCGCCGAGGCGCTGTTCTCGAGCTACGACGTGGTGGATGTGCAGGCGCTAGACAAGGACGACCCGCTGCAGGTCGAGGCGGCCAGCTTCGCCAAGCACCTGCTGCAGATCAGGCTCACCAGCTCGATCCCGTGGTTCATGATCGCGATGGGTGCGTTTCAGGAAGCCACCGTGGCCGGCATCGTTGTGTCGAAACAGTCCTGGATGCTGGACGAGCGCCGCGGCATTGATCGCCCCGACGTCGAATTGGTGCCGGTGGAGAACTTCCGCTTTGACCCGGCGGCAAGCTGGGTGGATCCGGTGGGCACCAGCCCGTACCTGATCCACCTGATCCCGATGTACGTGAAGGATGTAAAGGCGCGCATCCGTAGCGGCGCCTGGCTGCCGGTGGCTGAGTCCGAGATCCAGGCCAGCGCTACCCGCCAGCTTGACTCGATCCGATCGGCACGCTCGGGTAACCGCGCCGAGCCGACCGACAACGCGGTGGCCGTGACCGACTACACGATCGTGTGGGTGCATGAAAACACCGTCGAGGAGGACGGACAGGACTGGATCTACTACACCTTGGGCACCACGGTGCTGCTCTCCGAGCCGGTACCCCTCCAGGTGAAATACCCACAAGGCCGCCAGTTCGTGATCGGCTGTGCCGTGATCGAAGCGCATAAGCCGTACGCGTCGAGCCTGCCGCGCCTGACGCGCGACACCCAAGCAGAGGCCAACGACCTGGCCAACCTGCGCCGCGACAACATCAACTTCGTGCTGAACAAGCGCTACTTCGTGAAGCGCGGCAAGCAGGTCGATCTGCGCAGCCTCACCCGAAACGTGCCGGGCTCGGCCACCTTGATGGACGATCCGGATGGCGACGTGAAGGTCGCCGAGACCGCGGATGTGACCAGCTCGAGCTACCAGGAGCAGGACCGCCTGAACCTGGACTTCGACGAGGTGGCCGGCGTCTTCTCGGGCAGCTCTGTGCAGTCGAACCGGCGCCTGAACGAAACCGTCGGCGGCATGAACATCCTGACCGGCAACTCCGACAAGGTGACCAACTACCGACTTCGCACC